GCCGAAGAGGACGGCCAGGTCCCAAAACTGGCAGCCTGTAAGGGCCTGGTAGGCGGCCACTTGCACCAAATAGGATTCGGGTATCTGGTCGGTATGCGACTCTCCCCATTCGCTATCGCGTCCGGCTGCAAAGGCGTTGGCCGTTTTTGCCTCAAGTCCGCGATCGGTGCGGACCTGATCACGCCAGCTCGCCCGCTTGGCGCCCTCGGGGATCACCAGGCGATCCACATGGCCGATGATGTTTCCTCGGCGCAGCATGGCGTTGAAGCGCTGCACCTGGTGGCCCGTCTGCTCGCAGTACTCGCGCGCCACGAACTCTTCGGCATAACTGCCGAACCGGGTTTGCAGGTTGCCGGTGAAAGGCTCGGCCTGGCCGGTCTTCTCCTGGTAAACCTGAAATGGCGTCCTCCAGGGATTGAGGCCGAGGATGGCGCCAAGGTCACTGCCACCCAGTCCCGTAAGACGCTCGGCGTGGAAATTACCCATGACGGCTCCCCAGGTTGTCACCGGAGACCGCCAGATAGGCGCGCTCCAGGGATTTCCATGTGCGGTTGCCGCGCAACTCGTCGTGCGCGTAGGCCAGCATGGCGTCCACGATGGCAAGGCGAGCATCCTCAACATCGACTACATCGTCTTCATCCTGGTCGATAGCCTCGGCCATGCAGGCCTCCTCCTTGGTGGTCATGTAGTTGGCAGTTTCTTCAGTCATGATCTCGTCCTCATCTTTCAGCTGGGAAATGGCCTCGATTAACTCCTGATCCAGGCATTCTTCTGGCGGGCATTCCACGCCCTCTTGAGAGGCCCATACAGGCGGTATGGGCGTTTGCAGGTGTACGGGCAGGTCACGAGTCACGCGCGGCTCATTGGCCTCTTTAGGCGTCACTGCGGCCTGTTTCCATGGGTGATTGTTTTCGCCCAACTTTTTTTCATCGCTATCAGATGAGATACGATAGGTGTTGACCAGCTTGTTAAACCTGTTCAGCATCTTTTCTCCTTTTACGATGGCGCCATTGCGGGTCATGTCATAGGCCAGCCTAGCCATCTCACCGCGGTCATCCAGCGTGGGACATGAGTCGAAAATCTGGTCGATATTCATGTATTCCCCGCTAGCTAGAGCCGCCAGTATTTCAATCCTGGCCTGGTCGCGGGTAGGGTTGGCGTTGAACCTTGTCATTGTCACTCCTTATGGTTCGTAAATTTCTGAATAGGAATCACACTCTACGCAGCGGAAATCAATAGATCCAAAAGTTCCGCTTAATTCTGATCTCCCCAGAGAATTGACGAGTTCAACAAGTGTTGAACCGCATTTTTTGCATCGCACCTCAAACCCTGGCCATTGTTTATCTAGCAGCCGCTGCGCTTCGGACTTGTTCTTTTCGTTCATTGCTCCTCGTCCTCTCCAAAATCATCGGGTTCCGGGTCGAAATCCGAAAACTCGTCGAGCTGAAAATCGTCCTCATCATCGTCATGCAGGTGAGCGCATGGCGAAGGTGGCCATCCTAAGAAAGCGTTGGGAAAGCGATGGGGTTCCACTATTTTATCCTCGTTGCCTGGGGCCTGGGCTTGCGCATGGACTCCATCCAAGGCCATAAAATATCGCTGAAAATACCTGATAGCATCAGCAAAAAACTGATGCCACCCATGAAAAACATCATGGCTATCATGCCGTCCATCTTCCCCTCCTGCTTATTGAACCTGATAATTAGTTTAAGCCAGTAAACGGGTGATGTAAAGCTATTCTAACAAATATTTTCCTAGATGGCATGCTTTACTTTTATAAAACATGGTAGTAATCTTAACGGCATGAACAAGCAAGACGCCATTACCCACTTCGGTAGCGCTGCCAAGCTGGCGCGCGCACTCGGCCTAACCAGGGCGGCTATAACACTTTGGCCAGAAAGGATTCCTATTGGGAGGCAGTACCAAATCCAGGTGATAACAAGTGGAAAATTGGTGGCTGACAGAGATCCGTCACCCAGTCGCGCCGCCTAGCCATGTTTCGTCACTCCTGAGCCTTTGCCCCGTATCTCCTGCGGGGCTTTTTTGTGGAAAAAAAAACAATGAAAGCAAAGCCTTTTGAACCAGGCCAGATACTTGGAGGATACCGGGTAGATGGGTTGAAGCACCTGGGTGAAACCATCGACGACACCACCTACGACTGCACCACGATCTGTTGCGGTAAGGAGGCGGTGAAAACCCACGTTATCCTTTTTGACGCCCGGAAACGGGGGCAGAAGGCCTGCAAGCCCTGTGCGGATCGCGCCTACCAGGAGAGCCGCAAGGCCTCCAGTCGCCGCCAGGTGGGGGAGATCCTGGGCTTTTACGAGGTCCTGGAAGTCGTCGGTGACGGCTATCGTGTCAGGACCACTTGCTGCCAGTCCGAGCTGATCAAGAGCCATACCCAGGTCACCCAGGCCAGTTACCAGGGCATGGCCTGCTGCCGTCCCTGCCGGGACGCGAGACTTATCATTAAGAAGGTGGAAGAGGTCCCGGTGATCCAGGACCCCCGTCAGGTGTGGTGC